TTCAATGGCGGCTGTTTGTACAGCTATTACGGGATGCCTTACGTCATTTATTGGCGGAAATGCGTGGGAGCATCATTGTCAAACTAGAGGGAATAATCAAGATAATCAAGAAGATATGCCGCCGACTACTTAAAAAGATTTAAGAGAGTAATTGTTGATTTTCCTTTCTAAACTACTTTACACTATAACCTTTTACTCTCATATGAAGATTCTTAGCATTACAGATTGAGGATTGATTTACGCCGAGAAGGCGAGCTGCTTTAGCTGTAGATTCGCAAATAGCAATAACTTCATCGCCATGGCAGAGAGAAACTTCTACTTCCTTGATTCCTTTATGTCCCACCTTGAAATGTCCATTACCAGCTACCTCTCTATCGTTGATATTATCAATTGGACTACCTAAGTATAGATGTCTTGGATTAATACATCCTGGATTATTACACTTATGGCAAATGAACTTATCTTTAGGAATTTCCTGATTGTTATTAGCTAGTCTCCATGAGATGCGATGGGTATATTCTTCATTCATATCAGATGCTTTAAGATGTCCGTAACCATTACGGAACTTCAAACCAATCCATTCCCAACAACCATTAGGACCCTTACTCTTATCAGTTAATAGATTTAATCTTTCTTCTACTGGCGGGATTACTGATAATCCTAGATGTTCAAAACACCATCCTACCTCTACTTCTGTAAGGTGGGAATATTCAGATATTTCTTTTATAGATAAATATTCATTAGGCTTTGAAAATCTAATAGCATTCCAATAGTTCTTATCATCCGCCGAAATGTTTTTAGCAAGGATACGCTTCCATCCTCTAGCTTCTCCTCTTCTAGCTATCTCAAGATCTTCTAACTTATAAACATTCCTAATAACCTGACGGATACGCTCTCTAGATACTCCGTAGATCTTTCCTACTGCTTCCAGTGTGAGAAGGTCTTCCTTGATATACTTCATTACTGTCTGCTTCTCATTTGTCCAGTCGATACTCATTTTGTTTTCTCCTTAGGTCTTGTTGACCTTATATAAAGAGGATAACCCCGTTTAAATATAAAGTCAACTACTAATAATCAAATAGTTACTTCTTTAAATAATCCCTTACATATATTGTATGGTATTGAAGTAGGTAAGAGTTATGCTATGATTCTCTTATGAGATAAGACGAGAATATCTGTAGTAAAAACCACTACATTCTTCAAAAGGATCAATAATGAAATTATCTGAGTATTATCAAAAGACTTACTATTGGAAACAACTCCAGAATATATGGCGGATACAAACTACTGATATTGCTAGAGAACTGAAGAAACAGAAAGCCTTCGCCTTAGCTTGTGAAGGTTACAATTGTAATTTAACAGTATTCACCTTTCCTAAATCGTCTATTACTCTCTTGAAAGAAACACTCAAGACACTCAATATTCAGTCTATCTTTCTTAAGACAGAAACACCTATTTCCTCTCCCTAGGGTAAAAAACAGTCAAAATAAACATTAATGAATTCAACCAATTACAAATTCAATATTCTGCCAAATGGCTCAGGTGATGTTTAAAATGAGTACCCTATATACTTTCATCCCCTTGACTCAAATGGCACCTCTAAAGTCATCCAGCAATTTGTAATGCTAAGAATTCCGGTTTCAAAATAAGGAGTATACAATGTCTAATTGGGCAACCTTTCATGCTTGTAGAAGAGGAACTAGTTCTCTAGAGAAAATAGATTCTGAATTAGCCGCCGAAAGAAAAAGAACTGAAGAGGCTTTAGAGGCTTTTATTTTAAAAGGCGGGGAAATAGTCCAGGGTAGGTATAAAGAACCAGTTCTAAAGGGCACCTGTGAGCTTACAGCCCTACAAAAACTAATGATGGTAGGTAACGATAGTTTATGGTTTGAAATAATGCCTTTTACTCCAGAAGTATCTCATCAACCAGTCCATGCTACAGCAGGGAAGCTGATTAGCGTTGTTAACGGTATATCCGTTTATCTAGAAATAGACTGTTCAACATCACTTGTCAGACAGAGATTAAATTCTTTCACGGCGGAAGATGTGAAACTCTTAAAAGATTATGTTTTCTGTTTAGTTGGAGAAAGTCAAATAGGTATCTCTTGTATCAATCCAGACGATGGAAAGCCTGAAGTGTTATTTGTCAAACAATTTCTTAAAAAACTTAAGAATGGCTTCAAACCTAAGGTATTGAAGATGTCGTCCACCGAAATGTAAGCTTGTTTAGTCTAATTTGTAGTAAATACCATGATAATGATACCTAGTAAGAAAATAAAGCTTGACAACATGTTCTGAAGAGTGTACTTATATCTAGGGGGTGACGGACAAATAGCTTTTCTTTTTTGTTGTTTTTCTTTAAAAATAAATTCTCTGATTCACTCATCAAACAACTTAATCAAACAGTCATCAAACATCAGTTAAGAGTAACTCAACAGTCATCGAACATTCATTCAGTAGTTGATTCATTCAATTCTTTCTTATCCCGCGCTCATCAAATACGATTACTGTTACCGCGAGTAGTTAAACCATTACAGACTCTACTGGTTACGAGTGCTAACGAGTAAGAATTAATGATGAAACATTCAACTAGGTAAGTAAAAACTATTACGCAGAAAATAAATATATCAACATCTAAGATAACCCGCCGAAAAGAAATAAGGAATTATCGTTATGAATGACTTCATCGTAGAACGTGACTATAGACGACGTGTATTCGTATACCGCCTTAGAGATAGCAACGGACGTTGGCACTCAGAAGAAGTTACAGAAGAAGTGATTCAAGCTAGTGGTTTGAGGGATATCAATCAGTTCCATGCCATACAAGAAAGAAGAATGATGGCTAGTATAATACAACAAGAACTGCTTACTACTTTCATGGAGAAAGAAATCTATTACCCAGATTATCTGAGGTATAGAACTTCTGAGAAAGATATCCCGCCAAAAAAGAAAGAACCTTCGAGATGAAAAGATTTCTTCACAGACGATCTTTAGAAAACCTCTATTGACCATACGATACCATATGCTATATTAGTTTCTATAGGAAGTTATTAACTATGAATAAACTACGACTGAAATGGACACATGAAGAAGCAAGACAGTTCCTCAAGGAGCTTGATCAGATTCCTACAATCTCTAGCTCTCTGATTCCTCTAATAGATGAGGCCTTCACAATAAAGAAGAAATCAACCGATGACCTACAAGCGGCAGTCAAGAAAGAGGTAAAATAACAATGACAACTATAGTGTTTCGTAATATCGACAATGTAACTTGTGGTCTTGGTAAAGGAAGAATTGATGAACTAATTGATAGTTATCTAATGGATTGTTATCTAAAGGGAGAAATACCTGCAACGTTAATCGTCGGTGGATATCATCTAAATGCTCTTCTGCATATCGATGGATGCGTCGTTTCGGAGCTAAACGATAAAGGTTGGAACGACCTATTCTTTAATAGCCGTTTAATCAAATTACCTATTAAACTATGGCCTGTAGTACCTTCAGGTCCACAAACAGAAGACATAGCTTTCGAGATAGAGAAGTAACAAATGAGTACTAAGAAAAGAAGTAGAACTAAACGTAAGCCAAGTATGCTTGATCGCTTTCTTGATCTAGACGCGCTCTATCAGAAATTAAAAGTGTATAACAAAGAAGATATGCTAAGGGCTATCGCTCTTAAAGGTTATACGGTAGATGCGATTGTCTTTGCGATTAACAAACAAGAATCAGGCCCAGACTACGAGGTAGTAAAAAATATCATTCAAAAGAAACTTTTGTTAAAAGAAAAGGAGTAACCGATGAACATTCCCCATATTTTATCTTCTCTTGTAAAAGGCGGGATACGACCTACTAGTATTACAATCTCAGATAAACTTCAAACAGAAGAACCTAACGTAGACTTTATCAACGAGAAAGAAGATTCACCTGATATTTATCAAGCAGGAGCTATTGAACCTATTGATATTCCAGTTTACACATCACCAGATATCGAACCTAATGAAATTATTCTTCAGTTCAATACAGCTAGTGCTACGAAATATCAAACCAATCTGTCGATGATTCCTGTAGTAATCCCACTTTAACAATATGAAGCTGTTAACAACTAATAACTACACCAAAGAAGAAGTCTTGAAACTCCGAGATAAATATTATCGGCGGATTAAAAAGGCAGGATTTGAAGATATCGAACTAATAATCCCTGGTGTTTATATAGAAGTTCCTCTCTTTAGACAACAAGAGCTACGCTGTTTATCTGGTAGAGCTGATTACTTTGATTTGGCTACTCAATTTCTTTATAAAGGTAAGTTTAAGAGCGTTCAAGAAAAGAAGTTCTGGAAGTATCACTGTGAAGGATTGAAAGCTCCTGAAATAGCTAAGAAATTCAAGAAGATATCTGCTAAGAAGATTACAGCTACTATTACCGCCATTAAAAAAGAAATGCTTGCTACTATCGTCCGAGAAGAAGAAATCTGCTATCCAGAAGACGCTTTCCTTAAAGACCTATTAGAGGATATCGCTATTGAAGTAAGTAAGACTCCTAACTTTGAAAAGTGGAATGACTTATCTCTAATAGATGGGGAAGTATTTGAAAATCCAAATGTCCGTTTGCTCTCAACAGAAAGAAGAAAGAATGACCTTTGGGACGATGATGAAGCTAATAAACCTGAAGAGGTTAAAGTTTTATTTGAAGGAAAAGGCGGGTAATAATGCCTAATAAGAGTTTCCAGGTCATACCTAGTACTTCTCAAATCATTATGAACCTTAAGGCGACTTTAAGTAACGAGTCAGCTAAATTACTACTCCTCAGTAATACCCCTGAAGGATTAACAACCTTTCAGTTAAAAGTCCTAGAGTCAGCAATTAATACCCTCGAAAAAATAACATCACAGGAAGAAACTCTTAAGAAGAACATGTGGAATGCTCTAACTGAACAAGAAAAGACTAAATACCTGAGTGAGATTGCCTGTAAGTATCTAACTGAGAACAAAGACGAGCTTGAAGAACAGGCATTTGATGCCATTAGAGGCGTAAAGAAGACTGACGATGAATAATCCTACCAGCCTATCCGTAGAAACGGCACCAAAGTCAACGTCGTGCGAACCAGAGGCAAGCCTTGCTGTTCTTATCAGGAAGCCAGTTGAAGCAGACGTTCCATTAATTTATAATTCTTGGGCTCGTTCATATAAGCATCAATTCAAAAAGATGGCATTCCCTATTTATAAAGCATTCATCGAACCAGTCATTGCTGACTGTATCCAACATTCAGAAATACTGGTTGCTTGTGATCCAACAGATCAAGATGAGATATTCGGTTATATAGTAGTTGAAGACACCATAGAAGGTCCTGTAGTTCATTATGTTTACGTTAAGAGTCCTTTCCGTAGACTAGGTATAGCTACAATGCTTTGTCAGAATGCTGGAGTTACTAGACCTGTAACCTTTACTCATCAGAGCAGACATTCTCATCTATATGGTGTTTATTTACCATTTATCACGTTTTTACAGACCCTTCGAGACTAAAGGAGTTAAAAATATGAAAGAAGAAACGAAGAAAACTTGGAAGCTTTCAACTTTGAAAGCGGTAGTATTTGAACATTCAGTAAATATTAATCGAGTTCCTTCCCGAGAAGTCAACCTGGAAGGTCCTCTTTGGAAGAATGACTACATCCTAGATATCGATCCTCTAGGTGTAGAAGTTACTTTCAAGAAGAATAACGAAGTAATCATTGTCCCTTGGGGAAATGTATTAAGTATTAAGCGTATCTAATGGACCCAGACGGAGAACCTCCCAGTTGTCAACCTTCCTTTCTCCATCAGATCTGGAACTACTACGTCAAGTTATGCTCCAGAACGCTCCCATCAAAAGAGCTAAACAGACAAGGGAACCTCAACACTATCCCTTTCTTGACGACTTATTCGAATATCAGACAGAGATTCTAAACGATCCAAGTAAGCGTAAAGCATTACTGCTAGGTCGTAGAACAAGCAAAACGTATATAGAAGTCATAGCTCTTCTTCAGTCAGCTCTAGATAATCCAGAATCACTTAATCTCTTTATTGGTCCTTCTAGAGAACACGCAAAGATTCTGATATGGGGAGATATGCAAGCTATAATAGAGACTTATCATATCAACTGCTCTATTAATCACTCTTTTCTTACTATTACTTTTCCTAATGGAAGCATTATTAGAGTTGATGGCTGTAATACAGAAGCTGATGGAACACGTTTTCGCGGTAAGCAGTATAAGCTAGTTATCATTGATGAAGCTGCTTTCTTTGGAGACCACCTAGAGAAGCTAGTTAAAGAAGATATCGGCCTAGCACTGGGAACTTCAGGTAGCCTATGGTTATCAGGAACTCCTAATATTTTTTCGGCGGGATACTTTTTTGATGTAACAACTAAACCCTCTAACTTTAAAGTATGGCATGGAAGTGTACTTGATAATCCTAAACATCCAGACTGGGTAGGTAAGCCTAATTGGAAAGAACTAGCTACCCAATGGATTGAGACATACAAAATAGAGAATCACTGGACTAACGAATCACCCGCTTTCTTAAGAGAAGTATACAGTCAATGGACTAGAGATAATGATACCCTAGTTCTTTCAGGTTTTCTTGAAGGGCGGAATACTTACCAAGCCTTACCTCTTGATATAAATAACAGACCTAAGAAATGGCATCATGTAATAGGTGTTGACTTTGGATGTGTAGACGAAACAGCAATAGTTGTAGGTGCTTATTCTTCAGATGAACAATGTTTATACATAGAGGATATCTTCTCTGCTTCTCTAGTAGAAATTGCTATAGCTACTGAGGGAGTAATAGATATGACTCTTAACAGAATCAAACAGTATTACTCTATCTATTCGCCTGAAGTTATCGTAGGCGATACTAGTGGTAAGAGTTACCTAGTAGATTTGAATACTAAATATGAAATACCAATAAAGGGTGCAGAGAAACAAGATAAACTCTTATCTATTGAGACTATGAACGATCAATTTAGACAGGGCAAGGTAAAGATTAAGTCCTGCTTTAAAAAAGAAATAGACGATATGAAGAAGCTTACCTGGAAGAATCATGCCAAAGCCGAGATGAGAGGCAAGGATCACTGCTTTGATGCGATGCATTATCTCTGGAGAGAATCAGGTCACTACTTCTCTTCAGACAAACCAGCAGTTAAAGCCACTAAAAGTGACGAGATACGTGAGCAAATTAACGAAATTTGGTTTAAACGACAAGAAGCAATCAGACAAGAAAAAGATCTAGAAAGGAGTTTCTATTAGATGAAGAATATTAGTATCAAGCGTATTAGACAAATCATGGATACAGCGAAAGAGGCAAGTTGTACAAGCTTTGCTATCGACCTAGAGGGCTTTAAGCTTTCTTTTTCTTTTTCGGCGGGTATTAATTACCTCCCAGTAGAAAGAGAAGTATTACCTGTTGGCTATGATCCAATAACTAACCCAGATCAAATAATCTTTGAAGAAGCAGCTAAACAACAGAAAGCAGATGCTGAATATCTTGATCAACTATTAGCTAGCTCAACTCCATAAGGAATAACATAAAATGGTAAATACAAACTATTGGTGGGAAAAGAAAGAAACAAACGGACTAGCTACTGCTGTTGCCTCGAAGATTCGCCAACTTCGATCAGATCAGCAGTATATCTATACCAACGCTAGATTAAATAGGCAGTTATACTCTAATTTAGACTATATCTCAGGTGTAGGCGCTTTTATGAGTGCTACTAGTAAGTATCAGTCACCTATTAGAGAGCGTTCCCGCTGGAACCTTGCTTTAATATGTTGCTCTTCGCTCAAGAGCAAGATCGCTAAGAGTCGTCCTAAGCCATTCTATCTTTCTTCGGGCGGGGATTATTCCCTTCGTAAGAAGTGTAAACTACTTAATCAATTCACAGTAGGTCAGTTTGACTCTCTAGAAGTATACAAGAAATCAGCATCTATTTTCTTAGACGCGGCTATCAATGGCACAGCTATTATTCATATAGACATTAACGAAGAAGATAAAATCATCTTTGAAAGAGTTTCATTCAATGACTTCACAATTGACAATATAGAATCTCTCAATAGTGATACTCCATTACGTCAATGCTTTATATCTAAACCAGTAGCAAGAGAAATACTTGAACGAAGATATCCTAAGCTTTCGTTACAGATTAAGTCAGCTACATATTCCATGCATGAAGATTGCCCGCCTCAACAAAGAAATGATTACGTAACAGTTCATGAAGCCTGGCATCTTCCCAGTAAGCCTGGAGCTAAAGACGGTAGACATATTATCTGTCTTGATAACTGTATTCTAGAAGATATGGACTACGAGAGAGACTTCCTCCCCTTTGTATTCTATAAATGGGAAGAAAGAGCTAGTGGTTTCTTTGGTCAAGGCATTGTTGAACAAGTTAGAGGTTGTCAACTAGAGATTAACTGTCTATTAGCTCGTATACAACGTTCTCTAGATTATCAGGCTAGTTATTGGGTCTTTGTTCCTAGAGGTTCAGATATCCCAGCAGATTGGCTAGCAGATAATAACCGCCCGAAAGTTATTTATTTTAATCCAGGAGCAGGCGTTCCTAACGTAGTAGTTCCTAAAGTAGTATCAGAAGAAGCCTACCGTCAGCTATTGATGACCTGGCAGAGAGGCTTCGAACTCTGCGGACTATCAGAAATGAGCGCTACTAGTTCACGTCCTGCTTCAGAACTCTCAGGAATAGCTCTTAGAACCTTCAATGATATGGAAACTACTCGTTTCATGTCGGCGGGGTTAAACTGGGAAAGCTTTCATGTTGATATAGCTAAAGTATTACTTAAATTAGGTAAAGAACTATATACAAACACTGGTAAGTATGAAGTACCTATCAAAGGTAAGAGATTTCTCAGTAGCATCAAATGGGAAGATGTAGATATGGAAGAAGATCAGTATATGGCTAGTATCTTCCCAGTAAGCCTTTTACCCTCTTTACCTGAAGGAAAGTTACAGTTTGTTCAAGATTTGACTCAGGCGGGACTAATACCCCCTCAAGCAGCTAAAGAACTAATGGACTTCCCAGATATTCAACACTATGAAGACATTGATCAAGCCAAGAGTGATTATGTTCACGAAATAGTAGATAGAGCACTAGAAGATAGTATTTATACCAATCTAGAACCAATGGATGACCTACAATACTTCCTTGAGTACGCCTCTTCTGCTTATGCCAAAGCTAAACTTGATAGTTGTCCTTTAGAAAACCTAGAAGTTCTACAAAATATGCTTCTAGATTGCCAAGGACTACAAGCAAGTGCTCAACAGCCACCTCCACAAGCACAACCTACACCTGGACAACCTACAGCGGCACCAATGCCTGGAGGAAATAGTCCTTTAGTACCTTCAACACCTCAAGGAGCCCAATAACATGCCAGAAGCACCAGTCGTACCAGTAGTACCTGCTACAACAGTAGTAACACCAGAAGCAGCTAAGCCTGTTGAAACGCCTGAAGCACCAGGAAAGCTTTCTCTTCAGGATGCTAAGAAACAGTGGGTTAAAGCTCACCAAGTAGAAGCAGAAAAAGATACCGCCAAAGAAAATAATATTTTATCGGCGGATAATACTAATACTAGTACTGAATCCAAAGAACCAGTAACTAAACAATACAACCTATTAGCTAAGAAAGATAAAGAACTAAGAACTAGAGAACAAGAAGTAACAACTAAACATAAAGCAGTAGAAGCTTACGAATCTAAAGTAAAAGAACTAGGTCTAGATCCAATTAAAGTATTAGATGAAGTACGTAACGTAAAACAAGATCCTGCTAAATTTCTTGAATCAGTAGGTTGGACAAAAGATAAACTACTTGAATATTGGATTAATGGTACAGATCCACAGACTCTACTGGCCCCTCAACCAGAAGATAGAATATCTAAAATAGAAAAACTATTAGAAGATCAGAATAGACAAAGAGACGAACAAAAGAAACAAGAAGAAGCTCTTTCTCAAGCACAAGTTCAGTCTCAAGTACAAGCCCAAGTAAAAGAATACCAAGCCAAGCTTGATACCTATCTGAAAGCTTCAGACTATATATTCATTCAGTCTTTACCTAATCCCACTAACGAGGTAATCCAACGTCTTGTTAACGCAGCAGAAGCTGCTCCAGGTGGAAAGATTGACGAAAAGGTTGTAATAGAACAGCTCGAAAAAGAATTGAGCGATCAATACAATAGAGCAATGGAGCTACGTTCAAAGAAGCAAGGAGTGCAGAGTAGAGCAGAGCCCAGAATTAAACCTGCTATAGCTACTCTGAATAACAACTTGAATTCATCTTCTCCAGTAAATACGAAAGAGATGACGAGGGATGAGAGAATGGCATGGGCAAAGAAACAATGGAAGGCCCTACATAATTAAAAATTCAGGAGTAAATTAAAAATGGTTATCTATGACGCACTATCAGACCTTCAAGGCGCAATGAAATATGTATACGAAGAGGATATGTCTCTTCTTGACTATACTGACGATCATTTCCTTAAGGCTTTAAAGAAAGAAACAGATTTCGAGGGTAAGTATCACGCACTCGGTATCGATTACGGTGGTGGAAAGTATGGCTCAGATCCTACTAAGGTATTCGGCCAGATAAGTGTACGTAAAGAAGCTATGTTCCTAGTTCCCCCGAAAGTTGGATATGCTGTAGCCAATGTTAGCGGCTTAGCTATTCAGGTTGGACGTGGTAATGGTTCTATTCTAGACGTAGTTAAGTTAGAAGTTGATCGTGCTCTCGCAAAGGGCAAAGAACAGTTACTTCAGGGACTCTTTGGTAACTCTGGCGGTGCAAAGGGTAGATTACGTTCTGACGTAACTCTAGGTGGCTATACAGCCATTCTGAATACACCCTCTGATATCATTAACTTCCGAGTTGGTGATGTTGTTCAATTATCAGCTACTGATGGCACTAGTGGCTCAGTTCGTTCAGGTACTCTTACGGTATCTGCTCGTGATGCTGCTACTGGCACTTTGACCTTCACTGCTCTTATCTCTAGCATCTCTGGCGCTGCTGCTAGTGACTATATCTTCCAGAATGGAGATTTTGGACTTGGTATGTTTGGTGTTGGTACTTGGATTCCCACTACTGCTCCAACAAGTGGTGATGCAGTAATGGGTTTTGATCGTTCAGCAGATCCTACTCTCTTAGCAGGTCTTCGCCTGACACCTTCGGCTACTCGCCTTGATGAAGCTATTGCTGAATTCCTTAGCTTTGCAGAACGTGAACAGGTACATCCTGACTATTGCATTATGAATCCTGATTTCTATGCAGACCTTCAGAAGATTGAAGGCGCTCTTGTTCGCGTAAATATGCCACAGGGTGAAGGACGTATTGGATTCAGTTCAATGATGATTAATACTTCTAATGGTCCTATTCCGATTGAAGTATCTGCTTATTGTCCTAAGTCAGTAGGTGTCTATTTCCTTACAATGGAAGACTGGGCACTGAAGACCACTATGAAAGCACCTAGCATTCTTGACCAAGATGTTATGTGGCTACGTGTTTCAGGTGATGATGCATATGAATGCCGCATCGGCTGGTATGGTAATTTGATATGTAGTAACCCACATCGTTCAGGCGTTCTTATCTGGAGTTAAGCGTAAACATTACGTTTAATAGAATAGATGAAGAGGGGTATATAGGTGCAATGCTTGTATACCCTTTCTTCGAATCCGCCGAAAAGAAAATAATATTTGGCGGGATAACAATTAAGGAGTTAATAATCAATGGCTGCTCATAGTTCATTACCAGCTTCAATGTTAGGTTGTCATGGACACATTCTAACTTGTCGTTTTAAACCGACTTCTTCTTCGACAGAAGCAGAATTAATTACTGGTGGCGCAGTAAAGAGCATTTCTAGAACAAGTGCGGGAATTTATGTTCTCACTCTAAACGATAAGTGGAGTCACTTATTATTTAGTGCTGCTAATCTTGTTACAGGCTTTGCTGCTAATCCAAGTGCTCAGTGTGATGCTTACGTAGCTGGCGTATCTCTCACTGGTAAGACAGTAACTATCAATACTATGTCAGGTGTTACTAATAGTGACTTTACTGACGCTGAAGTAGATGTACTTCTTGTAGTAGATGATAGTACAGTTACTGAATAAGGAGTAATACTTTTATGGCATTACATCCCGCCGCAAAGAATGCGATCATGCTTCTGCTTCATCCAAAAGGTGGAGCAGAATCTGATAAATTAAATCCTGAGGATGCTTCTCCAACTACTCCTGGTAGTTCTGATGATTCAGATGAAGAAGCAGGTTCAGATGAAGAAGCTCAATTACTAGGTAATGAGTTTCATAAGGCATTATCTAGTAAAGATCCAATGGATCTAGTAGAAGCCTTCAAAGCTTTATTTAATTTCTGTGAGAATTCGCCCCACGAAGAGGGCTAGTCCTTCATAGAAAGGACAATCCACAAAGGCAGGTAGTTAGATTAATCTCTACTTACCTGCCTTTTTTTTAGAGGCGGTAATATGTTTCAAGTAAGTCTTTCAACCTTTAGATCCAGATCACAAAATAGAATAGATATGAGTAGTTCTAACTTCATATCAACTAGTGAATGGAATACATACATCAATAGTGCTATTTCTCAATTACTAATGCTTATTAATGCTAACGATGCTGACTATGGTTTGACATCAGCTACTGTTGCTATGAATGGAACTGATCAGTTCTTTCCAGTACCTACTGATTTCTCTCAATTTAGAGGTCTTGATCTCAACTGGAACCAAAGAAAGTTAACAGTTCCCCCGTTTTCTTTTAAAGAACGTAACAAACAATGGAGCTTTCCATATGCTGTTATGTCTCCATATATCACTCCTTATCAATACAGACTACAGGATAACAAGATTGAAATCATTCCTGCTCCTCAATCAGGAGATTCTTTTACTATCTGGTATGTCCCAACAGCAACTGTTCTAGTTAACGATACTGATACTTTCAACTGTAACATGGGTTATGATGATTGGATTGTTCTTACTGCTTGTATTAATGCCCACGATAAAGAAGAAAGTGATACTCAGGTATTATTTGCTGAGCGTAAACGTATTGAAGATATGATTATTACTGAGATAAGAAGACTTGATCTTGCAAATGCTACACCTATTTGGATTTCGTCAGGCACCTACTAGGAGCTACTCTTGTCTAAGATTGATAAAACAACTATCTCTATTCCATTAGCCGGCCCTTTAAATGAAGCTCTAGATCCAGAGATGCTTCCTCTTGGCACTACTTTTGCTAGTTCTAATTACATACACGATAAAGTAAATCAAATAAGTAAGAGAGCAGGATTTTCTTCTTTAAACGGCAGTAATACTTTAGATAATCCAGTAGCTCTAATGACCTATAAAGATCAGCTACTGGCCTTAGACAACAACGGAATCAATACTTATTCAGAAACATTAGGTACTTTTAACACTTGTTTAGGTCTATTAATCCCAGTAGACGTAACCACTACTCCTGTTTCTAATCCTTTGGGTAGTTGGACCTCAGCAGTAATAGATTCAGCCATTAATGGAAACATATTGCTGGAAGTCTATGAAACTATGGCTCCAGTTACTTATACCGCTAGTTATCAACCTAATGGAGTCTATTATTCACTTACTGACCTCACTACAAACTCTAAGTTATGTGCTGATGTTAAAATAGGACTCACTCAAGGTACTTTTAGAGTTCTTTCAAGCGGCGGATATCTTTATATTGTTGGTCAAATAAGTAGAGGCAATAATGAGAATCTAGATATTTACACCTTTAACGCATCGAGTCCTTTATCTCCAACAGTTACTACCATAAGTACTAGTAGCATTTTTGATGGTGGTGCTCTTGCTTACAGTCAAACACCTGGAGCAATACTTATTACTGCGTATTATGGTTCAGCAACTAAAATAATTAAGTTTAATGCTGGTACATATTCGGTAGTTGCTACTGTACCTTTTCAATCAGTTCTAGTGGCTAAAGGCATAGATGATCGATACTGGCATTTTATTCATTATAAATATATAGGAGTTGGTAACTATCACATCTGTTGGACCTGTCTCGATTCAACCAATTGGTCTACTGTAAAGAATGACGTTCAAATAGAAGCTGATACAGGTGTTGGTTTTACTAACCCAATCGGTATCTGTTCTGACATACATTCAACAGGAGATACTGTTCAGTTCATATGGAATGAAGCTTACGCGGGAACAGGTGGTAGTTATAAGTATGTTCGAACCGTCACTTGTAATCTTACTGATGGCTGGGGTTCTGTTACCACACTTTGTAATAACGTAAGCATCATAAGTAAGATATTCACTAATAATGGAGCTAATTACTTAACAGTTCTTTATACTTCGGCTGTTTCAGGTATTGTTTCGACTGAACAGACCTACTTCGTTATTAACTTAGCAGACGGTAAACCAGTTGCTAGATTCTTATCAGGTTCTGCTTTAGATGATAAATACGTAAGTGCTAAGGGACTTCCTCTTCCTTGTAATGTAAGTTCTAATGGTTCAATTAATATTCAAGGTAATGGAACCTTAACAGTAACAGGCGAAGGATTCGGAGGTATAGAAACCTCACCAGATGGCACTACCTGGACAGCAAGAACCAGTAGCTTCGGATTGAATTCTGTTTATGGCGTTGCTTATGGCAATGGATTGTGGGTGGTAGGAGGCGGTCAAGGAATCATTGAAACTTCACCAGATGGTATTACTTGGACTGCTAGAACCAATCATGGCTTCGGAACTAACAATATTGACAGCATTACTTACGGTAACGGTTTCTTTGTAGCAGTCGGTGGCAATGGAAGCATAGAAACTTCAACTGACGGCATTAACTGGGTAACTAGAAGTAATAGTTTTAGCGGCAATACTGTCTATAGTGCTGCTTACGGTAATGGCCAATGGGTAGCTGTTGGAGCTGCTGGTAACATAGAGACTTCACCAGACGGGATTGTATGGACCACAAGAAGTAATCATAGCTTCGGAACTAACAACATTCGTAGTGTTACTTATGGGAATGGTTTGTTTGTAGCAGTTGGCTATGCTGGAAATATTGAAACATCGACTGATGGCATCAACTGGGTAGCGCAGACAAATCATGAATTTGGAACTTATAACATTCGCGGTATTGCTTATGCTAATGGTTTGTTTATAGCAGTTGGAAGTGCGGGAAACATAGAAACATCAACGGATGGTATCAATTGGATTGCTAGATTAAATGGTTTTAGCACCAATGCTATCTATGGTGTTGCTTATAACGGACAATCCTGGATAGCCGTAGGTGCTGCTGGAAACATCGAAACTTCACCTGATGGTATAAATTGGACAACTAGATCAGGTAGTATTGGCAATGATATATTTGTTGTTGGTTGTCTCAGCAGTTCTAATACTGGTACTGGTTTGAAAAATAATGGCTATACACTCTTTGTACCCGCCATTTACGCAGAAGGTAGTGCTGCTCTTTCTGCTGGTACATATTCGCCTACTCCTTGTAGAGTTGATCTAGAGTTCTCTATCAGACCATCTCTAGTTGAAGCAGGACAGAATCTACTTATCTCAACAGGTGGTATGGTCTGGGATTTTGATGGAAGTATCGCAACAGAGAAGAACTTTAATCTTTATCCAGAAATAACAGGCCTAGTAGGAACTACAGGTGCTGTTGGTGGATTCTTTGGTCAGCTTTCTAATGGAACGTATGAGGTTCAGATAACCTTTGAATATTTTGACTCTAACAATACACGTCATCAGTCTTCTCCATCTGTTCCGGCAACTATAACTCTTTCTGGTGGAGGAAGTGCTCAAGCCATTCAGGTATATTATGCCAACCCATCGATGAGTAGAAAGAACTGTACGGTATATGCCTACTGTACTTTGGCAGGACAAACAACCCTATATGAAGCAAGCGTAATAACAGCAACCGATACTACTCCAGAAGGGACTATCTGTATCTATAAAGTCGCTAATACGTCTCCATATATTTACACAACTGGCGGTATTTCTAGAGCTATAGCACCTCTTGGTTTCAAAAGCGTAACAAGATATGGTGATAGAATATTTGGTTATGCCGGCAATGACACTATCTGGTATAGCAAACAATACACGACTGGATATGCTATTGAATTTACTGATAGGAATACAATGTTCATAGATGTAGATCCAGGAGTAGATCTTGAACTGGTAGAGCAAGATGGAGCAGTCTATGTTCTTTCAGAGAATTCTATTCAATGGTTTCAAGGGACACCTAACGACGATACAGGCAATGGTGGAAATATAGCATTACCAGCAAGAATAGCTAGCTCAACAGGTAGGCAACCTCATACCCCCGTTCTTAAAACAGAAGAGGGGATATTCTTTTTAGGTTCGCGTGGTATGTATCTTCTTCAAAGAGATGGAAGAACACTAACTCCTAAAGGATTACCAATAGAAGATACGGTAGCTACTGTAACTATTAACTCAGCAGTTATCTCTTACGATAAATACGAGATTAGATTTACTACTTTAGAGGGTAATAACCTAGTTCTTAACTTTAAAGAGGACAAATGGACAGTTCTTTCTGGACTACCTGCTCTTGATAGCTGTATATGGCAGGAACACTACATTCTTCTCACTTCGGCGGGTAATATCTGGTATGAAGACCCGACATCAATAGCTGATTGCGGAACATTAATAACAAGTAGTATAACCACTCCTTGGATTAAACTTAACGGACTACAGGGCTTTCAACGTCTACATCATCTAGGTTTAAAAGGTAATACTTATTCAGCTAGTGGTTTAACGATGAATATATCTTATGACTATTCAAAGACACCAACAGAAACTGTAGTAGTTGATACTCTGACTGGATTTGCTAATGATGGAAGCTTTCAAGTAAGACATCATATAGGTAAGGCCTGTGAAGCTATTCAATTAAACCTTACTGAAACGTGTAGCGGTTATTTTACTTTGAATGAACTAGAACTAGAGATTAGTCAAAAGCAGGGCATCTACCGCCGATTAGGAAAGAATTATTAACAGGAGCGACAATGGCAATCAAAAACAACTCAAACTATTCAGACCCAATGGATGGCCAGGACGATAAAACAACTCCTGGTCTTTCAAAGGCGGCTAATAATACCGCTAATGCTCACACTTCATCTAATACAGCAGAACTTCCAGCTCAACCTCCTCCACAAACTCAAGCACCAAAGGGAACTGCTATACCACAAGCTGCCGGAACTGCTGCTATTAACGCAATAGCTGGTACTGGTGCTAATATGCAGAATATCCAGAACCAAGCACAAGCATACGCCAATCAAGCCAACACCAGAACAACTCCAGTTGCTCAAGCAGCCACTAGTAATGCTGCTCAGGTAAACATGGGAGCAAATGTAGGTGCCCAAGAAGAGCAACAGGCATTCAATGGTTTGTCTTCCTATGCTAATGGTTCAGCTCCAAGTGCTGCTGCCATACAACAGAAGCAAGGAATAGACTCTACAATAGCTGCTCAAGCTGCTGCTGCTGGTAGTGCTCGTAATGGAGCAGCAGGAAGTGCTCAGTTCAACTCTATGACAAATATGGCTAATACTGACCAAGCAGCAGTAGGCCAAGCTGCTGCGTTGCGGGCTAACGAACAACAGGCAGGAATGCAGCAGTTATCGGGTTTAGCTCAAGGAATTCAAGGTCAGAATATTGGACTAGCAACTAATCAAGCAGGATTAACTGAACAAACTAATCTTTCAAACGCGGGTAATACTCAACAGACTAATCTAGCTAATCAAAATTCAACTCTAGCTAATCAAGCTCAAGCTAATCAAATGATTCAGCAATATCTGAATACTGGAATGAGCTTACAACAAGCACAACTTCAAGCTGAAACAACAATAGCAAATCAAACTTCACAAAATGAAACCAGTATAGCAAATACTGAACAGCAAGGAGTAAATGCTGAGCAGGTAGCCAAAATTCAAGGAACGTATGCTCCCAATACGATGGGTGGATTACTGCTAGGTGCTGCTGGTGGAGCACTTAGTGGTGCTGCTTCTGGTGGAGCAATGGCCTTAGCATCTGACAAGAATGTTAAAGAGAATATCAATCCCGCCGATAAGAAAGTATACGACATGTTGAGTAAACTTAAGCCTGTCAGTTTTGATTATAAAGATCCAAAGAATGGAGAAGGGGAACAGACAGGAATAATTGCTCAAGATTTAGAAAAGAGTAAGGCGGGTAATAATCTGGTAGAAGATACTCCTGATGGTAAGCAAGTAAAAGCTATACCAAGTATAGGAGCTTTGTTTAGTGCTGTAGCAAATCTACATCATCGCCTTGATAAAATAGAAAAGAAACGTTAATAGGAGTTACTGATGACTGACGAAGAAGAAGATGACGGATTAGATATCAATAAGTTATCGGACAAAATCAAAGCTATTCAGTCTAACGATCAAGTAGGTAAAGTGGATACTGATAAGCTTTCTGATCTTGATAAGAAGATAGCTGATACTGGAACTAATGAACACTTTATTGGATTTAAGAATCTATTGGCTAATTCTAATTTATCGAGTAATCAACCAAGTAATCCGCCGATAAATAATAATAGTAATAATACTCCTCCAGCTATGAATCCTAATCTAGCTATTGCTCTGAAACGTGTTCAACAGGAATCAGCTCTTCAGAAGAGTATTACTAGTAAACTACACTATGCCCAATCAAACAATGGCGTGCCTCTTATTGGAAGTGCTGCTGGCCTAGTCCCTTACGCAGAACTTCAGAAGGCAGGCATAACAGCACCACCTGGAAGCAGTCCTATGGGTATTAGTGCTGATGACTTAACACCAGACGAGATGAGCTGGCTGATAAATAAACGAGGCACATAATGGACCCAGAAGATATCGACTTCAACACATTTATGGATAATGTGAATACTGCTGCTACACCTATTGATAATCCAGCAAATATAACAAGCCCTTCTTTTGTAGGAGAAGCTGGTTCAGAACCAAAGACTGGAACACTACCAGATATGCCCACTAATAATGGACACCCAATTCTTGATGCTGCTATTAAAGGGGCTATGAAAGGTGGATCTACTGGCAAGCACTCACCAGTGATAATGGATAGTCCTGTAGATCTAACTCCACAACAGGTAGGTCCAGCACAAACAATGGGACCTCCAACTATTCCACCTGACATTTCCGATTGGTGGAAGAAGTATCATTCGAGCTAGACATATACTACACTACGTGTATATTAATTCTTACCAGGAGCGTTTTTAAATGGCCGATAATACAAATATGATAATTACTGGAGAAGATACTGACGGTCTTCATCTAACTAATACTCAAACTAATTCTTCTTTCACTATTGATCCAGCAAAGAATCCTCTCGAATATAAATCAGCGAAGTCTATGTTTAAAGATACATCAGATCAGCTTAATCTTCTAAGGGATGTTCAAGTACCTGATAGTATTAAGAGTGACAGAAAGAATCTAATACCTAATAATAATCCAGTTCAACCAGGAACTGCTGCTGTTATTAATCCTACTCAACTACCAGCTACTCCAAAGGTTCCAGTTACACCACAGATAATGCGTCCTGTTCAACCAGGAGATACAGCTAATACTTATCAATCAGAACCAGTAGGACCAGGTGTAGGTGTTCTTGCTCCTCCACCTACTCCAGTTGTTCCTAATAACTCTATTACTCCAAGTATTGATAATTCATTAACTAATATTAATAATCTTCAACAAGGAATGGGAACAGGTGGACTTCAGAATGCTTTCGCTGCTCAACAGCAAGCAACTCAAGCACAGATAGACGTACAACAGAAACAAGCAGCCATTCAAGCTGCTAATGCTGACGCTATTGCTCGTCAGAAGTATACCGACTCTTTAGAACTTAAAGCTCAAGAGGGTATACGTCAGCAGGCTATCTCTAACCAGATGATGAAGTACCAAGCCACAGTAGATGATGTAAACAATACAAAGATTACACCTTGGGCTTCCAGAGCCTCTACAGGGGATAAAGTGGGACTAGTTATTGCTGCTATGTTAGCAGGCTTTGGTGGTGGTCTTGCTCATGATCCAGGAGCAGGTATGAGATTAGTTGATGGTGTTCTTAATAGAGATCTTGAACAACAGAAATCAGATCTTGCTAGTAAACAGAATACGTCTAATCAGTCACTTAACTTGCTAGGTATTATGCGTCAGAACTTTGGTGATGAAGCAACAGCTCAAGCTGCTACTAGAGCTGCTCAGTATGACGTTCTTCAGTCTCAGTTGAATGCTAAATTAGCAGGTCTACCTGATGCTGCTAAAGCCAACGGTATGGTTATGATGTCTAATCTAAAAGCAGCACAAGCAGCTCAACTCAATACTCTTCAGTCTGGTTTGACTTCTCAACAGTTACAAGCTGAAACACTTAAAGCAACTCTTGGTATGCACAAAGATGAAATTAATGCTGCTAATCAGAATGCTCAGATTGCTGCTCAAGCTACTGTTGCTAAGAATGCTCAACCTAAAGAGATACCACTCGATACTATTAAAGATTTATCGGCAAAGAAGTCGGCCGTTAATGAAGCCGAGAATATTTTTGCTGACTTTAAGAAGAATACTATACCCATACTTTCACATTGGACTCAGCATATACCCTGGAGTGATTCAGGTGATGAAGCTGCTGCTGCCGATGAATTTGCTGTAAGAATAAACAAAGTATTAAATCCAGGAAGCACAGATCCTAAAGACCTAGAAGATGTAAAGAGAAACTATATGCCGCATGTTGGTGAGTTAAGAAGTACAACTGACGAGAAACTTCAAAAGATTAAAATGCTTCTACTCAATCAGCATGACCAACTGATTACCGACCTCACGAATATGGGCTACTCTACAGAAGGTCTAAAGAAGAGTAGAGAAATAAAAAGTAAATCGAACTTCCAATAAGGAATTTATTTAATGTCATTTACCAACGATATGAAAGATCCTAACCAGATCGTCATGACAGACGATACTGGAAAGACTGGTACTATTTCTAAAGATGACGTAGAAGCAGCAAAGGCTCAAGGGTATCATCCCGCGACTCAAGAAGAGATTCAGGAACGTTTAAATAAAGAGAGTTACGGTGAAGGTGCTGCTAATGGCTTAGCCGCTACTGCTCTTGGTATCGCACGAGGTGCTTCATTTGGTGCTAGTGATTATCTATTAACTCGTAATCCTTTTGCTGAAGGCGGGTTATATACTCCTGGTAATGGATTGATCAATCCAGAAACAGTACAGAAACTTCAACAGTATAATCCTGGCCTTTCAATGGCCGGTGAAATAGGTGGAGCTATTATACCTAGTCTATTAGGTGGAGAAGGAGCTATTCCTGAAGAGGCGGGTAATCTTGCTAAAGGTATTGCTCGAACAAGACAAGCTCTAAATATAGCTGCTGCTCCAGTTAAAGCAGTTACAGCAACAGGTAGAGCTATTGAAGATGCAGTCCTTGGTCTAGGTGAAAGAACTCTAGGCGAACACGTAGCAGATGGACTAGGAAAGAAAGCTCTAGAAACAGTAGCCAAGATGTCAGGTGCTGCTGCTGAAGGTGCTGCTTACGGTGCAGCTACTCCAGTTACAGAAGATGCTCTTGGTGAAAAGCCTCTCAATGCTGAAGCTTTAATGTCTAATGCTGGTATGGGTGCTTTGTTTGGAGCAAGTATTCCCACTTTTGCTGGTGGATTCTCTATGGCTGCTTCTCATGTTGGAAGTAAAGCTAATGAATCCTTACAGAATCTTGGTGGACTGATTGGTAAAACACTTCAGGAAACTGGAGATTGGATTAATAAGAGCAAACTGCCAATCAAGGGAATGCTAGCAGGAGCTGCCATTGGTGGTGTAGCAGGAGCAGTCTTACCAGACCACACGGCTCTTGGTGGAGCAGTAGCCGGTGCTATCGGTGGAGGAGCTATCGAGAGTATAGCTGGCGCACAAGGTCCAGGTTTATTTTCAATGGGAGCTTCGGGAGCAGGTAGCCTTATAGGTGGTGCTGCTGGATTAGCTACTGGTATTCCTGGTGGTGCGATTGGTGGTGCTGCTATTGGAAGTGCCGCTGGGAAAACAATAGGTTCAGCAGTTGGTAGTGGAATAGGACTTGTAAAGAAAGGACTCACTTCTCTTCATGTTCCTGGCTATTTGGCAGGAGCTGCTGCTGGTGCAGGTACAGGTGCTCTACTTGGTGCTGCTACAGGTGGGAATGTTGGATTAGATGCATTAGCTGGAGCAGGACTAGGCGCAGGACTAGGTTATTATTCAGGAGTTAAAGGATACGCACTTCTCTCTTCTCTTTATACAGAGGGACTGGATAGAGAAACTATTGAACGAGCAGTAGGTGGCTTTAATACTCCAGAAGGTAGAGCTACTAGAAAGCTATTAAATGAAAACGATACTGCTTTACTTGCTAGAGCTACTGATTGGAAAGATCAACTAGAATCAACTATCAATAACATGGCTGATTATAGACACGATCTTGAAACTCAGATTAATAAAGAGGTTAATAAGTCTTTTGATGCAAAATTAACTCCACAAGAAGCTGAACGTGGAGTATCGAACAATCTACCTTCAGAATTTAGCGACGAATCAATGGGACAACCCGAAGGTGGAGTGTCTAACCAAGGATTTGCCAAGGGTCAGCCTTTTAATATTATAAACGATATCCATAATCTACAGATTCCAAGAATAGCCTCTGTGGGAACACCTGAGACTACTGAATTAGCTGAGGACTTATATCAGAAGAACGTAGGAGTAGGTATTGACTATCTGCAAGAGCTAATAGACAACTATGGAACTAAATTAGGTTCAGCTACTCCATCAGCCAACGAATATTCTAAAGTTAAATCTTTTATTGCTGATCGTATTGCTCCAATAATTCAAAAGGGTATTCCAGACTTAGTTAATGTGGGAGAAAAGGCATTTCTTAAGCCATTACCTGTCATTGGTGGTGCTGCTGACTGGTTATGGGATGCTGGTGGAGCTACAGATTGGGTTTGGGATGCTGTTAAAGATACAAAGATTGGAGCAAAACTAGCGGAATGGGGAGTTAAAGGCCCTCAAGATTTGTCTGGATGGATGAAGGTATGGGCTAGAAATAACCCCTCTATTGGGGATAAGTATCAGAAACAACTAATGATTTTGATGCAAGATGCTCAAGACAAGATGGAAGGTATTGCCTCTCGCGCTTCGAATGATGCCAATACTGCTCAGAAAGCTTGGGATAAACAAGGCTTTGACTTGAAAGATTCACCTCGACTGATGATGCTACGTGGATTAAAAGAAAATCTAGGATTAGATTTGGATAAAGAAGACGATCTACAGCAGTTATTCGACTATGGTGGTGGTATGGGAGGCAAACTGAATGGCACAAAAA